ATCTTATCTCCGGTTTGAGTGATTACTTCCATTAGATTTGGCTAATTATTATTGCCCTAGATGAGTTGTCTCCGGTAGCTGAACTACTCTGTGCGCTAACTACCAGATACTGGTTGACTGTCCAGTCAATTGCTGCATTGGTATTAGTGCCACCTCCCCAGTCAGTGACCACATTGTTGGCTACACTATTGTAGTTGGTTGTGGTTGTGGCATTGATGACTGAGAAACTTCTTATCAGCTTAAACCCGGTAACAGCACTACTTGCAAGCTGGTAGCTACCGAAGTTAGTGCCTCCAATGGCAGCAGTAGTATTTAGGTAGAATCTGAAAGTAGATTGTCCTGTGCTAGCTGGCCTTGTAAATCTAAAATTAATCTGAAAGTGATTATCAGCGACAAATGTGTTGGCCGGTATAAGCACCGAAATAAGCAATTGCTCTGATGTGCCTGTTACAGTATTAGTCGTTATATCTGTAATGTATGCCCTTCCTCCATTATTGACCCAGCTTAGAGTGCCTGATCCATTAGTCTGAAGGACTTGACCAGAGCTACCATCGGCATTGGGCAGAGTAAGACTTACATTAGCAGCTAATGTTGATGCTGCTTTTAAGGCCAGATAATTAGTTCCACTTCCACTGCCCTCAAGTAACCTTATCTCTCCTGCGCTTGCCCCATTGTCAAATGAGGCTATGCCAGTAACTGCCGGAGTAGTGATTGCCGGAGTTGTCAGAGTCTTATTGGTAAGAGTCTGGGCTAATGTGTCCAGCACAACATTACCGGAGGCATCTGGCAGAGTTATAGTCCTATCGGCAGTAGGTGCAGTTAATTGTATATAGGTCTCATGCGTGTCTGTTTCACTTCTGAATCCCAATGCTCTGGTTGCCTTCTGCCAGAACATAGTCAGGTAATCAGTAATGCCTGTAGGTGCAGAGTTGGCAGAGTGAATGTGTAAGTGACCATTGCCTGATCCTGTGCCTATCTTAGGAGTATTAATTCGCACAAAGCCACCTGAATAGGTAAGCTCAGAAGCACCATCAAAAGAGCCTGCATTGTTGTACTGAAACTCTGTGGTAAGTCCTCCTGGAGAGCCTCCACCTCCACTGCCATTGGCAGCAGCAGTTACTCTACCATAGGCATCTACAGTTATGTCTGCATTGGTAAAGCTTCCCGATGGGTCTGGACTTACAACATCAAGGCTAATATCTGGGGCATTACCTCCGCTTGAGCTTAGTGGAGTTGAGGCAGTGACTGCTGTCACTGTGCCTACCGGAAGACCTGTGCCAGGGAAGTAACCTACTACCCTCCAGTTGCCTGCTCCCTCACTAATTAGCATCATGCAGTCTCCTGCTGTGGTTGTGATACTAGCAGCTCCTGGTATAATCAGCGTACTGGCATTGTAAGTCACTACTACTGCGTCATCAAAGCAGACAATGAACCTAGCACCAGCTGAGACAGTGCCAAAGCTGGTGATGGTAGTAGTGCCTGAAATATGCACAAAGTTGCCTGTAGCCAGACCAAGGTTGACTGTAGCTGCTGCTGTCAGAGTGCCTCCTCTGCACTCGTAGAAAGCATTCTCAAAAGTTGAGACATCCTTCTGGGTTACAAAGCTATCAATGCCATCGGTGATCCAGTCTCTAAGGTCGAATGGAGAGATGAGCTGTGAGGTATTATCCGGGAAGTTGCTGGCACTTACTGTGCTGAGTGTTGCTCTGGTAACATTAGCCATTAATCATAGCCTGTATCATAGCCTGAGTCAAATGCACCGCCAGCCAAGGCATCCTGTGCTGAAACAAGCAAGGTAAAAGTAGTAGTACCTCCGGCAGAGTCTTCAGGCTTATTCTTGGCTTCTGTGATAAAGCCTTGAATGTCTAAGCTGCCTGAAGTGAGCCTGACTTTCCGGTATTGCTCATCTTGCGACAAAGTTAAAAAATCGCACAAACTTTGAGGGTAGGTAAATTGAACACTGATAGGCTTGAATAGGTAGTCCTGCGCTTCAGCTCTAAGCACTGTAATGTCAATGCTGACATTCTCGTACAGTGGTGTATCAATCAAGTACTGCTGACATGGCTCTTGAGCATCATCTATCTGACTGAAGTAGGTAGTCTGATACTCACCTATCTGAAATTGAAGCGAAGGGTTGCCTGTAGCTGGCAACACTAGCCCATAGGTGTGCATGCCTAGCACTTTCCACCATCTCATGCCTACTCTGGCAGGGGTGTGAAATATGTTGTACAGGTTCTGCATTACTCCAGAGCTAAAGGTTATCAGGCTGCTTGGCATGCTAACCTCTCCCGGAGCAAAGGTTACTGAGCCTGTCTCCTGTGGTAGGTTAAAGCATGTGCCTTCTACATCTTCCAAAGCTATCTCCTGCCTGTTCAGCCAAATGATGAAGGTATCATAGTCATTAGGTCGGTCTGATGTAGCACCTCCATTGGTTATGGCTGATGCTCTCCGGTTGAACTCTATGCAGTAACCTTCAGCAATTATGTCGCTCCGAATGTCTAAGGCAGCAGTGCTGTTCTCTGCCATTGCCCGGTTATCAATGAAGTAATTGCGGTCAGTGTGTATGGCATAAGTGCCAGAAATCTGTATATTTTTCCACTTATCGGAGAAGCCAAGAGTAATATTATTGACCAGGTCTTCAGATTTAGCCATCTGATCTACTTCACCTACATTGGTAAAGGTCTGGCTGATGCTGTTCTGGTAGAAGTACTCTCTCGGCTCTACCCTAACCTTCCACTCTGTGCCTGTCCATTCAAAAGCCCAGCCTAGACAAAAGATTCTGTCTAGCCCCTCAAACACTTGCTTCCATGTGGTCTTTAGAGTTTGAAAGCCAGCAAATGGGTCTACTCCTCTTATTCTGCCTCCTGTGGTCAGGGCATTGTTCCAAAAGCAGCCACCATCAGCCTCACTGAACACATCAGAGAGCAGCATGTTGTTGTCTCCGGTCATCAAATAGATTGCCCTGCGTAGCCATTGCTCAATAGTTAGCACATTGCAGGTGCTGGCATACTCACCTGAGTTAATCTCCTCCAAAGTTATTGTTGCATTCTCATCTATAGTGATGTCAGCTGTGTTAGGATTACCTGTGTAGCCAGCCTCAATTGCATACTGAAGCTTATATCCGGAAGGTATTGAGATGTTATTGATTGTGCCTGATAGTGTCCATGTCTGGGTAGCACCAGCACCTAGAGTAGTATTAAGTAGATAGTAGCCTGTGTCAAAGACATTCCCATTGATAGTGCCTAGATAGACTACTACATCAATTGAATTAAAGGTATTATTATTGACAACAGTCACTGTCAGGTCATGAGTAGCACTGAATGTCCTGGTTATAGTTGTGTTGTTTTGAAATATAGCACTATCACCGTACTCTCCTGCATTCCAGTTGATAGTTGACTGAGTAGTATTAGCAGTATTGCCATACTCTTCAGTAAAGTCAGTATTCTGCCAGAAGGTAGGAATAATTGCTGCCTCATACCAATAAATAGAGACATTGCGATCAGCTAGGCTCTTGCCAAAGGCAGTCAGATAGAGGTCTTGCCTGTGCAGCCTTATATTTTTAAAAGTAAGCGCACTGATGGTATCACCATTAAGGTCTTTGGTGCTGGTAAGGTCTATCTCTACATCCTGCCGGGCTTTAAAGTCTTCCCGGAAGTTATCATCTATGATGCCAACAGTGACCTCAAAGCTATCTGTATCGCAGACATTATGCTCTTGATAGATGGCTAGGTTCAGGAAGCCATCGAATTGATAGTCCTGACCATTATAGCCCACATCTGAAGTGATGGTTATAGCAATAGGTCTATTTATGTAGAACTGGTCAAAGATGAGCTTTATGTATCTAGCCCCATTGTCATAGAACTTGACCTCTGTGCTGAATGGCTGGTCAATGCCATGACTTTTCATTCGGATAGCAGTGAACTCAATGCCATCCCAGCCTATAGGCTCTTCGACCTCTATGTTATCTAAGTAGAACTTCCAGCCTGCCATAGGGCAAAGGTAAAAAGAAAAAGCCCCTGTATAACAGAGGCTCTTTCGCAATCTAAACCAATTAGAAATGACATCAGCTTCTGAACCGATTGTTAAGGATTTTAGTAGTCCTTCTTTCGGTGCGAATATACTTCTCAAAACCTTTCTCATCCATATTGAGCTGAGTAATAGGTAGACCTTTCAAGATGCTGCCCAGCTCATCAAGCTTGCCATACATTGGATTGCTGGCCTGAGAGCCTCCATTGTATCTGGATGCATAGAACAGCTCCTGCTTGCTCAGCGCATGGTTAGGAATTACCTGAGAGCCTTTGGGGAGATCAACCAGAGTGGCAGTAGGTGGAGTGAAGTAGACCTTGCCTGATGCAGTTACTACCTTCTCTACTCCTCGCTCACCTACCATTGCTCGGCCTCCCTCGAATGGCTTACCCTTAGTACCTTCTGCGAATTCAGGCACTGGCTGAGCCAGAATGAAGCCTATCTGTGCTGCCTGGTTAGCTAGAGTCAGCGCAGCAAGTCCTGCAGTAACCGGGTTACTTGCCCACTTAGCCACTAGTGAGGCAGTTTCAAAGATTACTCTGGCAATAGCTGCTGCCTGCTCTGCTTTAAATGCCTTCTGCTTTAGCTCCTTCTCCTGCTCAGCTCTTCGGTTATTAATCTCTTGAATCTTCTGTTCATTGCCAGCTGCCATTGCTATCTCATTGTCATAGCGTTTATTCATGGCAGCTATCTCATTGTTGATGTTGGTCTGGTATAGGCTGCTGAAGCCATCCATCAAAGTGCTGGTAAGTTGGAAGGTAGCTTCTATCTTAGCCTGCTTCTCCTTCTCTGCCTTTTCTCTTAGCCGAAGTTCCCACTCAATCTCAGCTTCTGCAGCCTTTTCCCTTAACTTGGCTAACTCCTCTAATGCCTTCTGCTCTTCCTTTAGCTTTTCATCATTGGCCTTTTTTTGGGCATCAAGTTCATTCTGCCTTACTTTCTGGTCTTCATCTTCTGCCTCTTTAACGGCAGTCCTAAATAAAAGCTCTTGCTTTTTAATGTCATCCTCGGTTAGGCCAATTCCCTTTTTTAGATACTTCTCCTTAATGCCTATAAGTTTCTCCTGGTGGAATGCCTCAATAGCTAATATGTCATACTTGCTTTTCCCATCTAGCTCAGCCTGTAGCTTCTCAAGGTCTCTCTGCATCTCGGCCTTCTTAATCTCAGCCTGATAGTTATCTCTTGCAATTTCCTCAAGTGACTTTTTATTTTCCTTTACTGCTTTTTTTGCCTCCTTACCAGTGGCAACAGGAGGAGGAGGTGGTGGTGTGCTAGCCACAATTGCTGACATTGATGAATAAATGGCTTCCATCTCTTGAAGTACCTTATATTCACTTGTCAGTTTAGATAGTCTAATATTATCTTTAGCAATTCTAGCATTAGCCTGATCACTAAGGTTCTTATCTTTTTGAGCCTCTAAGTCAATCAGCTTCTGAACTGCAAGCTTCTGTCTAATCTGTTGTAGATTAGACTTTGTGATTCTTATTGTGTTTGTCTGGTCAAGATCAAATACTGCCTTTGCCAACTCAGCCTCAACTCTTCTTGCAGCAATTGAAGCTTCTGTAGCCTTTGGCGCACCTCCTCCTCCTGCTGCCTTAGTGATTGATGTAGCAATGCCTGCAGCTAAGTCATAAGCACCCTTGAGAAATGGATTAAGTCTGTTACCGATTGCTAAGACTAAGCTATCAATGCTTGAGTTAAATCTGTTTTGGCTGGCTGCTAAATTAGTTACCTGAACATTGCCCTTGCCAAATGTGTTTTCCAGTTCTGTGGCAAACTTGGGTAATAGGTCAGTAGCTAATACCTTACCACCTTCAAGCATTTTGCCAAGCTCCTGAGTAGTTACTCCCATAGCTTTTGCTGCCAGGCTAAAGCTACCTACAAGTCTTTCACCTAGCTGACCTCTTAATTCTTCAGCCTGAACAGTGCCTTTACTTAGCATTTGACCTAATGCCCCTAATGCCCCCTTAGTGTCCTCCACCGACAGACCCATTACTTGTGCAGCTTTAGCTACTGCTTCGAATTGTCTATTAGTCTCCTGCTGACTTTGCCCGGCTAACCTTGATGCAGCTGCAAAGCTCTTATATGCTTCTACTGTTCCTGCCAGATCAAGACCTAATCGGTTGGCTAGGTCAGTTAGGTATTGGAAGTTCTCAGCTCCTTTTTCAACAGAGCCGGAAGCAAATTCAATAGCCTTCCTAAAGCTTTCAAACTTAACAGTTGTATCAATTATGACTTTGCCAAATTCAACTATCTTAGAAACGGCAAAAACACCACCTAAGGTAGCACCTACCTTCCCAGCTATCTGCCCAATGTTGCCAAGTGAACTACCAGTATTCTTGCTTTCAGCATTATACTTTTTTAATTCATCAAGTGCCTTCTTCTCCTCATCACTTAGCTTATCCCATTGCCTGGTAGCACCCTCCAGATTAGTAGTGTCTACTACATATCTAATCTTAATATCATTTGTAGAAATAGCCATGTGCTTAATGTTTGCCTCAAAGATAGGCATAAAAAAAACCACCCAATTGGATGGCTCTTTTCTCCATGAGAACAAACAAATCTAACCCTTTACTCTGTTTCTCTTCTTTTTCAAGTCGCTAATATAGGCATTATAGATTAAGTAGTACTCGTAAACT